CTCCTTTTTGACGACCACAAGGTTTACCAGTTTTTACATCTACCCACTTTTCCTTAAACCAACGGTCTAAACCACCTTTAGTTTTAGTACTTTTTTTACTTTTTCTTCTTACTTGTGGCACGTTTCCTTTTTGTAGTAGTACGTTTTTTTGTGGTGGTACGTTTTTTACCTTTGGTATAACCAGAAGCAGTACGTTTTTTATCGTTTGCATCAGGCATTGTTCCCTTACAAACTTGTACAGCATACCCATTCGCATAAGCAGATGGATATTTTTTGTACCTTTTCTTGGCAGCAGCTATACCTCTTTCACATAATTTACCCATGATTACATGCCACAGGAGCAGCGTTTCTTACCTGTCTTTTTCTTCTTCTTCTTCTTTTTTGGTGTTGACATTCCGTAGGCCATAAGCAAAAAGGGTATCTTAGTATATTCTAAACGAAGTTTGGCCCAGTGTCTCAGGCTTCGCTAGGTTAAATTGTTGTAGACAAAGGTATCCAAAAGCATCAAACGCATGATCCACACCTAAATTCTTATTAGGTAAACCAGTATTAGGTGCATAAGTTAAAGTTCTAAGTGCTTTTATCAATTCTTTACAACGAGGGTGTATTAACGTCCTTCTATCGCCATTAGCATCAAACAAGGCAGTATTAACAGCAGTGATCTTATCTCTGATCTTCCAGGGGCTTCTAGGACTCATAACAGTGAATCCACTGCGTCTAAGTATCGTATGATCTGTTACACCCACACCACTCGTCTTTCTTGCACTTCCAGTAGGGTCTGGACAGGCAATAATTCTACGATCAACTCCATATCTTCTCGTAACCTCTTCTGCAAAATCCCAGGTAGTAGCTCCACCCGTTAACATTATTTCATCAAAAACATAAAGCATATCATCATATTTAACGGCACAAACTCCAGCCATCGGATCTACGTTAAAATCTAAACCAATTAACAAAGGAAGCATTTTTAAATCTTCAATTGTTTTATCAATATTTTCATCGTCAAAGCTAACAGCCACCAATCCTGTTAAATTCTCAAAACTAGCTTCAAATTCCTGCCTAAACGTCCTCGCATCTAATTGACTTCTGGCAGCTTCAACCTCCTCTTTCGCTACATTACCCCCCTCTATCGTAGTAAAACTCCATCTCTGCCAATCCTCCCACTCTTCTTCTCCGCAATAACACCACATATCATAAAACCAACTGGCAGTTCCATCTGGAGTACTGATGAAAAGTGCCCATCCTTGTTTGTCGGCTAATGCAGGTCTTATAACTTCAGCCCAAACGTCCCTATCCATAAATGCAGCCTCGTCCAATACCACGCCAGCAAGACTTCTACCTCTCAATGCCATCGCATTTTCAGTACCTTTCAACTCAATAGTTGATCCATTAATCAATTCCAACCTTAAATCAGTTTCATTCTTACTTTGAATCCATACTTTCGGTGTTAATCTCTTCAATTCTTTCCATGCAATGTCCTTTGCCATCCTGTAAGTAGGAGCACAATAGAAATACACCTCCCCTGGACGATTTATAGCTCCTCTCAGTAACTCAATACAAGAAAGATAGCTTTTTCCAAACCTTCTACCCGCTACAAGCACCCTAAATCTTTTATCACTATTAAAAACTTCTCCTTGAGCATATCTCAAGCTAATTTCATTCCTTTCCTTGACATTTGTTGCCATTTATTTCACAAAATTACCGTTACTTACACCTAGTTATAGCCTATTTTACTTCTTTTAAGTTATCATTCAACTAAATACTACTAAGATTAAGTCTGTGGCTTCCTCTATTTTTCCAGAAAACATAAACAATAATCCAATATCACAACCAGTACCCC